AAGTAGATTGGGATATTACATTAAGAAACGACCAAAGAGCAAACCCAGTAATTCTAGTACAAAAAAATGTCAAAGGATTTGAATTTACTTTTGATGAAAGCAAAATATTAAAAGCATTAACTGGCAAAGGACACCAATTGAAAACGTGGGGAAATGCAGAAAGTACATCAGAGCCACATTGGATAGCGGTAAAAAAAGCCACACCATTACATACTGACCCAAGATACCCTAGATACACTTGGCATTTAATTTTGTATGTAGATAATTTCGGTTTGAGAGGAATTAATAAAGTTGAAACTAAATTAGAAGCTGGGGATTTAATATTGCTTGATACACACTCGCCACACCAATTGTTTGCATATGATAAAAGTGCAACTTACTATGTAGCTTGTTCAATAGATAGCAAATACATTATGGGTAAAAGCGAAGCTTTAAATAAGATTTTAAAATATGTAAACAACACACCAATAGAAAATAATACCGAAAGGATTACAAAATGAAAATATACAAAAAGATAAATGTATTTGATGAAGCTTTAAACAGAATAAGATATTTATTTGAAGAATTTGAAAATGTAGTTGTAGCTTTTAGTGGGGGCAAAGATAGTACAGTTGTACTTAATTTAGCTTTAAAAGTAGCTGAAGAAAAAAACAGATTGCCTTTGAAAGTTATGTTTTTAGACCAAGAGGCAGAATGGCAATCGGTTATAGATTATATGCACGAAGTAATGGAAGATGAAAGAGTTGAGCCAATGTGGTTTCAAATACCATTTAAGATATTTAATGCTACTTCTAATGTAAAGCAATGGATAACGGCTTGGGGCGATGGCGAAGAGCATATGCGTGAATTTGTGCCTTATTCGTTTAAAGAAAACAAATATGGAACTGATAGATTTTACAAACTATTTGATGCAATAGTTAATACTGAATTCAAAGGAATAAGAACGGCATTGCTTGGCGGGGTACGTTCTGAAGAAAGTCCTAGAAGACACGTTGCGATGACACAAGATGCCACTTACAAATGGATAACGTGGGGGAAACAACTTGATAAAAAGCAAGACCATTATACTTTTTACCCAATATATGACTGGAGTTACACAGATGTATGGAAGTCGATACACGACAATAAATGGAAATATACAAAAGTTTACGATTTTCAATATATGAATGGAGTACCTTTGAGGGATATGAGAGTTTCAAATTTACACCACGAAACTGCTATTCAAGTTTTATTTTATCTTCAAGATGTAGAAGCCGAAACTTGGAATAAATTAGTAAAGCGAATGAGTGGAATTAATACGGCTGGGAAACTAAATAAAAAAGATTTTTTCATTACCGAGTTGCCATTTATGTTTAAAAATTGGGCGGAGTATCGTGACTATCTAACTGAAAAAATAGTAGTTAATGAAGAACATAAAACGATATTTAAAAAGAAATGGATTGAGTTTGATGAAAGGTTTAAAGAACTTGCAACATTAGACCAATTAATAAAAGTTCAAATTAATTCTATATTGGCAAATGATTACGAATTTACAAAGCTAAAAAACTTTACAGAGAAACCAGAAATGGAAGCGTGGAAACGATTTCAAAAAGATGGAATAGAAACACAATGGACTATTAAAAATAAAAACATAAAACGATGATAGAACAATTAAGAACTTACATAGAAAATTCAAAAGATAAAATTGAATTGATAGAACAAATAAAAGACTTACTTCACGAATTAAGTCCATTAAATAAGCAACCAGTTGACAGAATAAAGTGGGTTGATGTAGATATGGTACAAGCAAACGATTACAACCCAAATGCAGTTGCGAAAGTCGAAATGAAATTATTACACACTTCAATAATGCACGATGGATATACGCAACCAGTTGTAACTATTTTTGATGAAACTATAAACAAATATGTAATTATAGATGGCTTTCATAGATATACAATTTGTAAAAGCTATGCCGATGTAAAAAATAGAAACTTCGGAATGTTACCAATAGTTGTTTTGAATAAAGATATAAACGACAGAATGGCTAGTACAATAAGACACAATAGAGCAAGAGGCAAACACTCGATAAAAGGAATGTCAAATATAGTATTTGAAATGCTAGACAACGGCTGGAGTGATGTAGATATTTGCAACGAACTAGGAATGGAAGTTGAGGAATTAATTAGACTAAAACATATAACTGGTTTTAGTAAACTATTTGAAAATACGGAATACAAAAAAGCTTGGGAACACAAAAAACAATTACTAATTAAAAAACAATTTAAAGATGAAAATCCAAACATTACAATTATCTAAAATTAAACCTTATTGGAGAAATGCTAGAAAAAACGACAAAACTATTGAGCAATTAAAACAATCAATAACGGAATTTGGTTTCAACCAACCATTAGTAGTCGATAAAAATTATACAATAATTGTAGGACACGCAAGATACAAAGCCATACTTCAATTGGGTTACGAGAAAGCTCCTTGCATAGTTTCTGAATTAGATGAAAAAAGCGCAAAGAAATATCGAATAGCTGATAACAAAATACACGAAACTTCAATTTGGGATAATGAAAACTTAATGATAGAGTTGAGAGAAATTGGCGATATTGACAATATGCAAACTTACTTCACAAATATAGATTTGGGGAATTGGCTTGATGATAGTGTCGGATTTAATATTGCACCTACAACTCAAAAGGAGTACGAACAAAAAGAGCAAGAAATGAACACTCGATTTGAAACAAACGTAGAAGTAGAAAACAATAGCAAATTGACTTTAATGTGTCCGCATTGTTTAGAGGAATTTGAGTTAAACAAAAATGATTTATAATGGAAGACAACTTGACAAAAACTGACATTAAAAAAAAGGCGATGATAGACGCTTTGACTAATACACTAGGTATTGTATCAATAGCTTGTCAAAAAGTCCGTATATCGAGGCAAACGCATTATGAGTGGCTACGAACAGATGAGAATTACAGACTAGAATGTAACGATATAAAAAACTACTCAATTGATTTTGTAGAAAGCAAACTATTTGAGTGCATCAAAGACAAAAGAGAAACTTCAATAATCTTTTATTTAAAGACACAAGCAAAAGATAGGGGTTATGTAGAACGAACTGAAATTGATGCTGGTGACAATAACGCATTTAGAATTGAAATAGTGGATGAAAACTATCAAGACCAATAAAATATTTAGGCATTTAGAAAATTCAAATAAAAGAATTGTAATTGAGCAAGGGGGTACTCGAAGTGGTAAAACCTACAACATTTTAATGTGGATAATATTTGGCTATGCATTAAAGCAAAGAGGTAAAACTGTTTCAATTTGTCGTAAAACATACCCAGCATTAAGGGCAACTGCTATGCGTGACTTTATAGAAATATTAAAAGCATACGAATTGTATAATGAAAAATCGCATAACAAAAGTAGTGGCGAATATTGGCTAAATGGAAACCTAATTGAATTTATATCATTAGACCAACCACAAAAAGTCAGAGGGCGTAAAAGAAACTTATTATTTGTAAATGAAGCAAACGAATTATTTTTTGAAGATTGGCAACAATTAATATTCAGAACTACTGAAAGGGCAATCCTAGATTACAACCCTAGTGATGAGTTTCATTTCATATATGATAAAATAAAACTTCGAGAAGACGCAGACTTTTACATAACCACTTACAAAGACAACCCTTTTTTAGAAGTCGAAACAATAAAAGAAATTGAACGGCTAAAAGATATTGATGAAAATTATTGGAAAATCTACGGACTTGGCGAAATCGGTACTAGCAAATCTATTATCTTCAAAATAAACGAATGCGATTTAATACCAGATACTGCCGAATTTTTATCATATGGAATGGACTACGGCTACTCAAATGACCCTACAACTATGATTGGAGTTTGGAAAAAAGGCGATGATTTATACATAAAAGAATTTTTATACAGAACTGGAATGACTAATAAAGATATTCACGATTTTTTAAAACAAATGAATATAGGCAGAAATCAAATTTATGGCGATAGTGCCGAGCCAAAAACCATAGATGAATTATATCGATTTGGTTGGAATATAAAACCAGCTACAAAAGGGCAAGGAAGCGTAAACATAGGAATTGATATGATGAAACGATACCGACTTAATGTAACAAAAGATAGTATTAATACAATCAAAGAGTTTCGGAACTACAAATGGCAAGAAGATAAAAACGGACACATATTGAATAGTCCAGTCGATATGTTTAATCATTCTATTGACGCAGTTCGATACGCATTATACGACAAACTTGCTAGACCTAATTACGGCAAATATGCAATTAGATAGTTAAATTAGTGTTAAAAGTTATTAAAAGTTTTTTTTAATAAAAGATAAGAACTATATTTGCTTATTGTTTAACACTAAAACTTTAAAAACTATGGCGAATATGTCTTATTGTAGATTTCGAAACACACTAACAGATTTGAGTGATTGTCTTTATGAAATCGAAAATGGTATTGAAAACTCTTTGAGTAGAGATGAAAGTAATGCGTTTGCGGAACTTGTAGAAGTTTGTCGAATAATTGCTGAAAGATTTGAAGATGCTGATTACTACGAATTAATTGAAATGTCACAAGAAAACTAAAACTATGAAAGTAATTAAAATAACAATTGAAGAAGCGAAAGCGAATTGGCGGAGTGATTATAATACATACGAATGGAACAGAAAAATAGATATGTATAATCGACTTACAAATGCCGAGTTTTATTTAAATGAAGCTAATGACTTATTTGTGGTTTACACTATCGATGAGGGGATAAGATTTTTAAATGAAATTTTACACATTAGTAGTTTAACTAATAATGGCTTTAAATTGGTTGATATTAAAGATGGCGAAATAAAGACTAAATTGTATAAAAATGCTAATGGTGAAAGTGGACTTATTGATAACACAAAATCAAATAGAAAACAAATGGCTTTTTATAGTAAAAATTTTGATACTATATTCACGAATATAATGTAAACCTATAATGGCTAAATAAATTGAAATAAGCGTGTTTAAGGCACGTTTATTTTTTTTTGATACAAATACTCACAAACACAAAAATAATACGTTATATATAAAAACAAATTAATGAAAGTTTCTGTACCTACATCTTTGAAAGATATTACATTATCAAAATACCTAGAGTATTTAAAAGCAATCAAAGAAGCTGAAAAGCACCCAGACCCAAACTATCTAGAAATAAAAAAGATTGAAATATTTTGTAACCTTACGCATATTGAAGTAATGAATATCGAGTATTCATTTATCAGTTCAATAAGTGAACGAATAGATGGAATAATAAAACAAGAGCCAGAACTTGTAAAGAAATTCAAAGTAGGGGATATTACATTTGGTTGGTTGCCTAAATTAGATGATATGACATATGCTGAATTTTTAGACTTAAATAATAACATATCAGATTGGGAAACAATAATAAATTCAATGGGAGTTTTATATCGACCAATTACAAAAGAGTTTAACGGCAAATATTTGGTTGAGGAATACAAAGGCGACACTTATCACGATGCATTAAAACATATGCCAATGGATGCCGTAGTCGGTG